AAGAAATGATGCAGAAAATGGCTCATGGTAAAGAACCCGAAGCCACGGAGATTGATCATACCAAACCTGGTTATACGGTAACACTGATGCGAGCCTTTAACTGGTATAACTATGAAAAGGATCTCAAGACTTCTAGAACCTATTTGCGAAGCTGGATTAAAAAGCATCAGCCTAATGATGTCAAGGCTTTTGATGCTGTTCCAGACTTTTATATGAGAGCAGTATATGGTTGGTTGGCTCGTCTAGCCGAACATGGAGCTAAACTTAGTCCCCGAGACGCTACTAAACTCACAGAGACTGTGGCTGAGATGCTAAAACACAGTGTAAAAGCTACACCTGAACCAGTGCAGGATACTGCACCCAAGCGACCAAGCATACAGGATGCACTAGCTGCCAAGCAATCAGAGTTCTTTGGTGAGCTCGAAGGTGAGATTGATAACTTCATATTAAATGATTGTCGTAAGACTGATTTCAACTTGTTTAAGTATCTACAGGGAGCCAACAGTCCCAAGGTATTTGGAACAGCAGTCAAGGATTTATTGAATCGCCGCATCGCTGAAATATCACAGGTGCCACATGATGAACAATTGGCTGAAGCCTATAGTTGTTATACAACGGCTCAACGAGGTCGGTTAGAGAATTTCCTTCTGGAGTTGATTGAAGATGGCCAGCGCTGGGCCGACTTTAAGAAAGCCAATCAGAAGGTTCGCGTTAAGAAAGCCAAGCCCGCTGGTGTACAGGTAGCCAAGCTTCAGTATTTAAAAGAGTTCAGTGAGCTGGGACTTACCAGTGTCAGTGCACCAGGCATTGTCGGTGCTCAGCAGTTGTGGGTCTATAATACTAAAAATAAAAAGCTGGGCTGTTATTTGGCCACGGGCAGTACTGGATTTAGTGTACGAGGAACCAGCCTGCAGGGTTATGATCCAGACACCAGTGTGCAAAGGACCCTACGAAAACCCGCTGTTGTTACCAAACAGGTTTTAGATGCTGGCAAGGTTCAGCTACGCAAGATACTCAGTGACCTTACCACAACCGAGACCAAGTTAAATGGTCGTATCAATGCAGATACCATTCTATTGAGAGTACTATGATAGTCTATAGATGTAATGCCAAGTGGGTGATATCTAAGTCTAATAGACGCTATGTTAAAATGCGAGTATCAGACAAAAACAAAAGATGGTATGCATTTTTTAACAGAATCAGAGGTAGTAGATTTTGGTGGAAACCATTATAAAAAGAAAGCCTAATAACTTATGAAAATACAACTTGATATAAATGAAATACCCGATGAGTTATACAATCAACTATTAATGGCATTTGTACAAAAAGCCATAGTAGATGGCATAGATGTTCCACGCGGTGCCAAGGTTGAAGAATGGAAGCTAACCGCTGAATTAGTCATACCAAACATACACTGAAGATAAATATTTGATCCGGTCACAAGCCGGCCACAATAACTAACCCACAAGGTGAAATCATATGGAATTCAATAAAAAGACAAATACAGTTATAGACGAAAACATTGATAATTTTTTCGTTAAAAAATCTGCAACTGAGTTGGCTCATGAAGCCGCAGTAGCAGCTCTAGACCCAAATTACAAAATTAAATATCCTTGCGAAGATACCCCAGTTGATGATTCCTGCACAAAACGTTGGATTCAGAGTCTGAGTGATTGTGCCTAAGTTTAAATTTGAAATACCAGCCATACTACTAAAACCCCGTGATCCAAATCACGAAACTCTTACAGCCAAAAGAAGCGCCTCTGGTGCACATACGGACCGAAAAAAGGCTCGTAATCGCCGACCCTCCAAACATAAAAAGCTTGACACTGAATAGAAGTTTATATATAATACAGTATAATTAATTGAAAGTTTAATATGATAATTGTTGATTTTAATCAGACTGCCATAAGCACTCTTATGGCCGAACTCGCAGGTCGAACCGACGTTGAGATTCGCAAAGATCTCATACGCCACATGATCATCAATGCCATTAGAAGTTATAAGGTAAAATTTGGTGCCGAATATGGTGAATTAGTCATAGCCTGTGATAATCGTAAATACTGGCGCAAAGATAAATTTGAATACTATAAAGCAGGCCGTAAAAAGGCTAGGCAGGATAGTGGATTTGATTGGAAGTTGATCTTTGACACTCTCAGTGAGATCAGAGCTGAACTACATGAGTTCTTTCCCTATCAGGTCATAGATGTCGAAGGTGCCGAAGCCGACGATGTCATAGCCGTACTGACTCTTTGGACCCAGACCAATGGATTTAAAAGCGCCGAGGGACTATTTGGCGAGCCTGAACCACAGCCTGTGCTAATTCTGTCTGGCGATCATGACTTCATACAGCTACAAAAATACAAGAATGTAAGTCAGTATAGCCCCATACACAAAAAATGGATCAAACCCGATCAGAGCATACAGCACTATTTGATGGAACACATCATCAAAGGTGACAAGGGTGATGGCATACCTAACATACTCAGTGCCGATGATACCTTTGTTACAGATGCTCGTCAGAGACCCATAACTGCTAAAAAGATGGACCCCTGGCTAGAGGTTAAACCCGATGATTTCCATACTGTAGTAGATACTGAAACTGCTCGTAACTTTCAGCGTAATCGATACCTAATTGATTTTGATTACATACCCGATACAGTTCGCAACAACATCATAACGGCCTGGCAAACACAGCCACGCAAAGATAAATCACAACTGTTAAACTATTTCATGGAACATCGCATGAAAAACTTAATTGATAGTCTAGGAGACTTCTAATGAAACTAAGCATACCTGAAATTTTAGAGCTGGTGGTAGCTGCTCCAACCAAGGCTGAAAAAATCAGCACTCTGCAAAAACACAATAATACCACCCTACAACAAATTCTTAGATTAAACTTTGATCCCAATGTAGAGATTGATCTACCTCCAGGTCCAGCTCCCTATAAAGCTGACCGAGATATTCCAGTTGAATTAAGTCAAAGCAATCTCTACAATGAAGCCCGCAGATTGTATCTGTTCGAAGTAGGACACCCAAAACGACCAGCCAGTCTTAAAAAAATGCAGCAGGAAAATATCTGGATACAGATACTGGAAGGCTGTCATCATACCGAAGCCGACCTGTTAAATCTAGTCAAGGATAAAAAATTAAGTTCTGGCTACAAGGGACTGACCGAGGCTCTGGTGCGCGAAGCATTCCCAGCTCTGCTTAGTGAGAAGGTGTCTAAAAAATAGACACCGTAGCCTGGTAAAAAACACGTAATATTCCATGCTACCGAACTTGTGTGGATTGCGTGCCAGACAAACCCCGTTGCCTGGTAAAAAACCTGAAATATACCATGCAAAAAGTGCTTATGAATCAATAGCTTAGAAGCTTGACAAAAAGTTGAGTTTATTATATAATATAGTTTTAAGTGAGGTATTATTATGAGCATGCATCTATTGCCACCCATGTATAGTACTACGGGTAAGAAAAAAGGCAAACCTAAATTCCGTACGGCCGAGGCAGCTGCCAAGGCTCGGCGCAATGCCGAAGTCTGGTCTGCGTTATTGGATCGTTATGGCGTTAAAAAAGAAAATCCTAAAAATTCCAAAATATCACGAGCTACCGGATTCGATCCAGTTGTGCGTAATGCTCCTGTGGTTGATCCTAAGCGCCTTACCCACCATATTCCTAGCCTGGATACTGGGGCTGGTATAGCGGCCAAGCGTGAAGTTACTCAGTATACTGGCACGGCCATGATAGGCATAGGTCAGTTGCATAAGTCAAATAGTATTCCAGTGTTTCAAAGCGAAGATGCTGTGGACATAGCTAAAATGAGGAGAGGTTAATGAAAAAAATATGGCAAACTTTTTGGGATCTTTTCCCATTTATAACTCTTGTACTGGTAGTCATAGCTTATGTCATAAGCATGATAAACCAAGAATATTTTAATGCTACTGTGTTTCTCGTATCAGCAGCAAACATAGTGTTATTTTTAATAGAAAAAAAATAATGATAACAAGGGGAGAACTATGAAGTGTCCGTGGACCTGGTTGAAAAAAATATTTAAACGTAAAAGTTATATAACACCACCGTTTTATCCCTATGGTAAAAAAAGCAGAATTAGAATATGGAACTGGACTAAATGAACCAGTTTCATTCTAACTTAAAAATAATCAATACATTAGATTTAGCAAATTACGGTCCAGTGATTCCAGTCATTGTGATTGACAAAGTGGAAGATGCTGTCCCTATGGCAGAAGCTTTACTTGAAGGTGACATTAAAGTTTTAGAAGTCACTTTAAGAACTGCATGCGCTATGGAGGCTATGGAACGACTTATTAAGCATCTGCCGGAGGCTATCGTTGGAGCTGGAACAGTAAGAACTAAAGAAGATGCCTCAGCCGTAAAGTCAATTGGTTGTCAGTTTGCAGTGAGTCCAGGCTATACAAGTGAAATAGGAAAGCATTGTTTGGATATTGGATTGCCTTTATTGCCAGGGGTATCGACAGGAAGCGAAGTTATGATGGCTAATAATGATGGTTATTATTTCTTAAAACTTTTCCCTGCAGTTGCAGTAGGCGGTATTAATCTTCTAAAAGGATTTGCAGGTTCTTTCCCAGATGTAAAATTCTGTCCAATGGGCGGTGTGACTGTTCAGTCAGCACTTGACTTTTTAAGTTTACCCAATGTGCCAGTTTGTGGAGGCACCTGGCTCACTCCAAAAGATCTCGTTGCAAACAAAAACTGGATTGAAATTACAAAATTAGCAAAAGAAGCCAGTACTATTATATGAAAATTATTGGTCTAATACCCTCTCGGTTAAATTCGTCTAGACTGCCCAATAAGGCATTATTAAACATACAGGGGCTCCCTCTTATAGTTCATGTATTAAAACGAGCTAGGCTTTCTAAATTACTACATGAAGTATATGTTTGCACCGACAGTAAAGAAATAGCACAGGTTGTAGAACAACACGGTGGCAAAACCATCATGACAAAAAACACCCATGTTAATGGTACAGAAAGAATTGCCGAAGCTGCACAGACGCTTGATGCTGATTTTTACGTAGACATCCAGGGCGATGAACCCCTAATAAACCCCCATGACATAGATGCTGTCATTGAGGCACATATAAAAAATCCAGATTGGGAAATATTACTACCAAGTCAGCCTATTACTGATGCTAGTAGCCCTAATATTGTTAAATTGGTTCACTCTGTCAATATGCGAGTTATGTATTTAAGTAGGTCCTTGATACCATTTAATTTTCGCGTAGGTTCAGATCAGTATTTAAAACATCTTAGTATAATTAGTTTTAACCCTCATGCTTTAGAAAAGTTTTCAAAGTTAAAACAAACTCAGCTTGAACAAATAGAAGATATTGAATTACTCAGAGCCCTAGAACACGACTTTTACATAGGAACAATAATTTTAAAAGGCAATAGTTTTTCAATTGATGTGAGAGATGATTATTTAAGAGCAGAAATACAAATGAAAGATGACCCAATATTTAAACTATATTCACCCAATGTTAAGGAGATTTATGAAACCAACCAGTAGTTTTAACCTAAGCAAGACCGCAAAGAAAATGATTGCTAGTACACCCAAGGAAAAGCGTGGCGTATTTAAAGCCATGATGATTCAGGCCGAACTAGCAGCAGCCCTTAAACCAGTATTCAGAGATAAGAAGGAGAAACATCATGAGCAATCAGGTAGCAACACTGGCGAATAATCCAGTAACACGTAAACAAATCAAAGATGGACTGGTAGAGATTAGCAATGCTCTAACTCGAGCCGAAGCCGAACGAGACCTAATCAACAACATCATTGAAAATGTCGTAGCCGATACAGGCATTGATGCCAAGGTGTATCGTAAATTAGCTCGCACCTATCACAAGCAAAACTTCAAACAAGAAGTGGAAGAAAATAGAGCTTTTGAAGAGTTCTATGAGAATGTAGTTGAAACCCCAACAGTTACAGTGGAGAATACAAATGCCTGAACCAAGATATAGATTTAGTGTGGACCATGAAAATGAAGATGGTCGAACAATCTTTACCAACACACTGGAATTTGACGCAGAAATTTTGCCAGATGTCATAGGTAACTTTGAGTTGTTCCTCAAGGGAGCAGGATTCGCTTTTGATGGTCATGTAGACATTACTCCAGGTGCATATACGCAATCTAACACCTATAATAATCTACCAGAATCTTCTGACATTCAGATCAAGCGACCAGCCGATACCGAAGGCGGCTCAATTGAATAGCCTGCTTAAGCCTAGACTGATCATGGAATATGCCGTGATTGATAGCATGGGTCGCAACAAGGGCTGGCACATGCATGGCTTCCTAAACAGCCTGGATGATCTGGCCCAAGTATTAAAAGACATTCAGCAGAAGCATCCAAAAAAGCTAATAAAATCAAAGGTTTACGAATACACAACCGCATTCGGTTCTAAACAAATAGCTTGACATTTTTAATCAGTTCCTATAGAATGGTATTATGATATTAAATATTCTTGATGAAATTGCTGGTAATGCCAGTCGCCTACACAAAGAAGCCGTATTGAATCGGGAACGAGACAATGTTGATCTGCGTGAAGCTTTTAGACTGGCCTATGACCCCTATACACAATTTTATATTCGCAAGATTCCAGCATATTCTCCAATTGGCCGAGACGATCTGGCCGAGGGTATGCGCCGACTCAGTTTATTAAGCAGTCGCACAGTAACTGGCAACGCTGGCATAGAGCATTTGCGTCTAGTACTAGAAAGCATGTCTGAGTCAGACAGCACGGTGATTGAACGCATCATTGCTAAAGATCTCCGCTGTGGTGTAAGCGAAGCCACCATCAATAAGATCTGGCCTGGATTGATTGCAGAATATCCTGTGATGTTGGCCAGTGTCTATGACGATAAGCTCATAGAAAAGATGAACTGGCCTGCCATGGTGCAGTTAAAGATGGATGGTATGCGATTCAATGCCATAGTTAAAAACAACAAGTGTGAGTTTAAGACTCGCAATGGTCGCACCATAGATCTCCTGGGTGAACTAGAAGAAGAATTTATCAGATTGGCTCAGGGTAAAGATGTTGTATTTGATGGTGAGTTGACCTGTCATGCTACTGATGGTACAATCATGGATCGTAAGACTGGCAATGGCATACTAAACAAGGCTGTCAAGGGAACCATCAGTCAGGCCGAAGCTCAGCTGGTGCATGCCACACTCTGGGATGTAATCAATCTTGAAGATTTTCAGGCAGGCCTAAGTAAACGAGTCTATGACTGGCGTTTTAACTGGTTGACAAATCAGATTTATTCGACTAGAATACATGTAGTAGAATACAGCATGGTCAATGACCTAGATGAGGCCAGAGCCAAGTTTACTGAATACTTTAACAATGGATATGAAGGTATCATACTAAAAGATACCACGGCCAGCTGGGAAAATAAACGCAGCAAGAGCCTGATTAAATTCAAAGGCGAGTTAGAGTGCGATTTGAAGGTCATTGGTTGGGAAGAAGGAACTGGCAAGAATGTTGGAAAATTGGGTGCCTTGGTATGTGAAAGTGCCGATGGCGTAATCAAAGTAAACGTGGGGAGTGGATTTAATGATGAGGACCGTGGTAGTATTAAAGCAGCGGATGTTATTGGCAAGATTGTGGCTGTCAAGTACAATGCTCGTATTAAAAATAAATCTGAAGGGGCTACAGAGAGTCTGTTCCTTCCAATCTTTTTGGAAATCCGCGAAGACAAAACTCAAGCGGATTCAGCTGGGAGTATAAAGTAATGTTAGATTGTTTAATACTGGGTGACAGCATAGCCGTTGGAACACATAATGTCATGCCGACCTGTGCTGAATATGCCACTGGTGGTTATAATAGCTGGCAATGGAATAAAAAATACAGTACAGCTGACCTCGGTGCTAAAAGTGTTATTATTAGTCTTGGCACCAACGATCATCAGTACGTTAAGACACGAAAAGAACTAGAAACCATGCGAGCACGAGTCAAAGCAGATCGTGTTTACTGGATCATGCCACCATGTAATGAAAAATTTTGCAAACCCTCGGTTAATGAAATTGTACAGCAGATTGCTCAGGCTCGAGGTGATTTTATCATAGCCACTAGTCGTGTACAACCAGATCGAATTCATCCTAGCTGGGCAGGATATGCCGAATTGAAACAACAAATACAAAAGGAGGAACCTGATGCAAAATAATGATTGGCGTACAGACAACTGGGCAGGTCATAGAGATCCTGGTAGAGATCCTAAAAACTATCAATTTCCTCGCAGCGCGCGTGAAGCAGGATTCTATTATGGTCCAGTCGAAGAAGATCATGAATCCGTTTGGCCAGTGTTGTTGGTGGTTGCTATTATTATTGGGATGATATATTGGCTAGGGTAGGGTTTTGCTGCAAGTGGATTGACAGTCCCGAGCAGATCAATGGCTTCAAGGCCGATGATGCAGCCCGAGCCTGGAATACTCGTGTAACTACTGTAGCCTGGTTGAACCGTCAGACACGAGACATTGCCGAACAGCGTCTCTGGGATCTCATGGTTCATAACATCAACAGCATAAAGTTATTAATAACCAAAGTAGGAGCTCTAGATGAATCCCGTCGTATGGTCAGGCTTGGCAGTGATATTCTGCCTGTATATACTGAGCCTAGTTGGAGTTATTTTTGGAAGCGAAGCGATGTACGAGCATATGCTGAAAAAGCATTCAGCGAAGTTGGCCAACTGGGCCGCAGTCTTGACGTTCGCCTTAGCTTTCATCCTGGTCAATTTTGCGTTCTCGCTAGTGATAATGAGCGTATTGTACAACGCAGTCTAGAAGAATTTGAATACCATGCAGACATGATACGCTGGATGGGCTATGGTCAAAAGTTCCAGGATTTTAAATGCAATGTTCATATTGCAGGCAAACGTGGTGCCGCTGGTATCATGGATATATTGCCACGATTGAGCACCGAAGCTCGCAATACCATAACCATAGAAAATGACGAAATGCGTCATGGCATAGAAGAAAGTTTATTGTTGAAAGACCATGTGGCTTTAGTGTTAGACATACACCATCATTGGGTACGTACTGGTGAATATCTGGATCCAGACTCTGATACTGTCAGATATATAATAGACAGCTGGCGAGGTGTGCGTCCAGCCATGCATTATAGCGTGAGTCGTGAAGACTATATACCGGATCATGATCCAGACATCAGACCGGATATGCAAAGTCTATTAGATGCAGGCTATAAGAAAAGCAAACTCCGAGCTCATAGTGATTATTATTGGAACAACGCAGTCAATGACTGGGCCAAGGGTTTCATGAAGTATTTTGATATACAATGCGAAAGCAAGGCAAAGAATCTAGCCCGAGATAGGTTCCTGGAACAGGTAAAAACATAAATAATAGTATGCCAGCTTATTCATACAGATGTGAGGCATGTAAACACGA